CCAACGATTGGTGAGACGGCGGCTGGATTGCTGGCTGAGATTGCGATAGCCAGTGGACTCAAGTACGCTGGTGCAACGGCTGGTGCTGCGGGTGGTATTCCTGGTGCAGCCCTTGGCTACATAGGTGGTGCTATAACTGGCGGTGTCACGGGTTCGATTGCTGCCCAGAAGCTAGAAGGCCGTGATGATATTTCTTGGGGTCGAGTCCTAGCTGATACGACGATCAATCTAATCCCAATACCTTTCGGTAAGATCAAGAAGGGCACGACCTTCACGAAAGAACTAATGAAGAACTCAGCCAAGCAAGCTGGGTTCGGTGCTGGTTTAGGTCTAACAGGGGCACAGATTGAGGCAGCGGTTGATGATAAAAGATTCCTTACACCCGCCGAGGCAATCACGAGTGCTGGCGTAGGTGCGACCTTTGGTCTAGGCTTAGGTGCTTTGGATACAGCACTTAACAAGTCATCCAGAAAACTGTTCGGCAAGAGCCAAGAGCAGATAGATAAGATGTACAAGGAGGGAGATCCCGATGCTATCACAATGATTGACTCATTGACAGGCGGTGATCCTACTACGGTTGTGTCACGTAAGATGAACTCCATTCTGCGTCACATTGCTCCTACTAAAGTACTCGGTCAAAAAACATCCGAGGCGGTTCGTAATGCACAGGATGAATTGAACGCATCTAGGGATACAGCAACTAAGATCCTTGAGGATGTGAACAAGGTTACTCGTGATATGAGTGACAAGGACAAGGCAGCGGTCAATAGCTACCTCGATGGAAAGGTCGAAGAGCTACCCGCTTCCGCAGCACCACTGGCTGACACAATCGAAGAAGCCCGTGATGAGATTGCTCGGCTTTCCAACAAGATCGTTGAACTATCTGATAACGGATTCCTTGATTTAAGTGAGGATGTAGTGGGACGTATCCGAGAGAGTGCAGATCAACGCACGTACCAGCGTAGGACATATAGATTCTACGATGACCCTGACTACAATCCATCCGCTGAAGCTGACGCTGCTCTTCGTGCAAGTCTAAAGAAGGCAGGTAAGAATGACGAGGAAGTTCGGGAGTTCATGGATGATCTACTTCGGAGTCGTGACAAGCCTGAGCTTCGTGCTAGGCTCGGAATGAACCGCATCGCAGAGCATTCCAATATCTTTAAGAAGCGTAACAAACTGGATAACACGATGCAGGAATACCTTGGCGTGTACAAGGAACCTGGTGAAAGAATCTTTGGAACCATTACTAGTCTCGGCAGGGAGATTGCCGACCAAGAGCTAGGTATGCGAGCGACCCGAAACCTGCTGGATTCAAACATGGCAGTACGGAGATCTCAGCTACCTGCATTTCTGGGAGATAGATTTACTGAGTTAGCCCCGCAGTACAGGGCACTCAAGGTTCGTGGTGAACAGCAGAAAATAGATCAGGATGACATCCTTGTTCTGCCAGAGGTACAGAAAGCATTTGACCAGTTGTACATTACTGATTCCCCACGGAAGTCCACAAATGCTATCGTGGATCAAATCGACAAGCTGGTATCTACGACCACTGGTCTGGCTAAGTTCGCAAAGGTTCCTCTGGCTCCAGCAGCTTATTCACCGCAGGTCTTTTCTAATATAGTCACGATGGCTGGTATGGGCATGAACCCACTTCGTGGCATTGACAAGTCGTTCAAGACAATGACCCAGCAGGTTCTCAATAAAGGTCTATCTACATCGGAGTACAATAGATACAAGAGACTAGGGTTGATTGATAAAGAGATCTTTACTGGCGATATACGTGAGGCATTCAGGAAGGGGTACGACCTTCCAGTTGGCAGAACAGCTAAGAAAGTATCCGCAAAAATAGGAAAGATCTATAGTGCCTTTGATACCGCAATGCGTATCAGTGTGTTCGAGGGTTACTCCAAGCTACTGAGAGACGTTGTGCCTGACTTGGATGGCTCCGTAATGAAATCAGCTAGAGAAGCAATCATAGCGGAAAACAAAAGGGCTGGCCGCAAGATGGGAGACAAGGCTATTGATAAGCTAGCCAAGCAACGAGGCCAAGAAACTATTGATAGACTGGCTGGTGAGTTGACGAACTCCACTTACTATAACTACGGACGTGTCCCACCTTGGATGAAGAAGCTTTCACGGTACGGTTTCTTCAATGAGTTCATCTCATTCATCTCAGAAGAGATGCGTACTAAGTACAACCAAGCTAGTCTAGCAAAGTCATTCGTTGACGGAAGCTTTGCCCGAAGACTGTCGGATGAGCTAGGTGTAAAGGTCGATTCCAATGCGTTGAGACGTGATGGCATGAGACGTGTGGCTGCTCTCTCTGCATACGGTACGGCTGCTAGTGGTGCTTTGTATATGTACAACAAGCAGAACGGAGTGACCGATGAGCAGATGAAGGCTAGGCGTGAGACACTGATGCCTTCTTACCTGCGTAATGCTAATGTTGTGATGGAGCGTGACGGTGATAATTTCTCATTCACTGATATGTCGTACCGAATGCCGTTCGCTGAATTGACCTCAGTACCAATGGCTGCACTCCGTGGAGAAGGATACGGGGGTGCGGCATCTAATGCCTTGCAGTCCATAATGGATAAGTTCCTTGGGGGCGGTACAATGGTAGCCAAGAGATTCATTGATGCTTCTCGGAACTTTGACCCCAAGACAGGTAAGCCAATCTCCGAGGACATCCAAGGGATTGATAGACTGTACGATCAAGTCAAGTACTTTGCTGGGGAGTTCAACCCAGGGATCGTTAAGGAGTTCCAGAATAAAGCTGAACGGAACTTGGACGAACAATTAGCGAGACTCTTCTTAGCTGAACGTAAGTTCACAACGGATATACCCAAGGCTATGTTCTTTAACATGAAGCCCATCAAGCAGAACCTTGGCTCCATCAGAAGTAAGTACAGTGGAAGCCTACGCAATCAGGTAGATCCCGCTCAGGCATACAATGAAGCAAACAATCTCTATCGTCAGAACATAGGAGAAATTGTTAAGCACGTTAATAACCTGCGTACCGAGAATGTCGATGATGAGAAGATCCGTGAGTACATTGATCTAGCAGGTAAGTCATACAAGCTATCAAAGATAGAGAAGGCAGCGATTATGGGCGGTGTAATACCTGATATGAAGGTCGCCGTCGGTATCTACGGAACGACACCAGAGAAAGCTAAGGCTTATGCTGATCTATATTCCGTACTGCCAGAGCCTCTGGCTACCAAGATGGTACAGCAGGAAGTAGTTGCAGGAACTATGAGGCCGAAGACCTATAGCCTGATGAATCAAATCATACAGCTTAAGGCTGCCCAATAGAAAAGCCCCGCCCCCACTAGACAAGGGACGAGGCTACCTAACCATCGAGGAATCAAAAAGGAAGCCTACACCACAATGGCTACCCGCCAGCGATTGCTCTACTAGCTTACCTCGAAAAGAACAGGACTATTATACACTATCATTACACAAAAGTTTCTTGAGCCTCCGCTTTTCGTCCTGAAGTTCCTTGCGTTGCTCAATCATCCGTTCAATACGATAGGAAAGAATACGGGATTCTGAGCGTATCATCTCGATCTGTGTCTGGATTCTTTCTGTATTTTCAATGTCCATATTGGTTAGCTTGGGTATGACCTCAAATATGTCAAGTAATTATTTTAGTCGATGACAATTTGCACAGAGGAGTTCACATTTCCTAATCTCTCTCATTATCTTCTGCTTGGAATAGTTCCGCATCTTAGAGACTGGCTTCATCTTTGTATCTGGGTCAACGTGATGGCAATCGAACTGAGCAGATACTCCCTCGAATCCGCAGTCCATACATTTAAAGCCACCGAAGTATTCAATAATGATACTGTTGAGCCTATCGGATTGCTGAGTGTTGAAGCACTCCTTGCACATTAGCCTCCTGGCTTTGCCACCCTCACCGCACTTATAAAAATCGGTTAGTGGCTTTTCCTTCTGACAGTCTACGCAGGGTTTGGAGGCGGCTGGAGTTGAACCAGCGTCCTGAGATGGCGAACCATCCAGTCGAGTACCCTTCGCCCCCATTATTCAAACCTCCCTGTGCAGTGATAGAACTTGAAGGATGCACCGATGTCACGTTCACCCTCTCGATTCTTCGCTATCTTGTAAAAGAGTTCCGTATAGGCTCCTTTGTAGTCACTATCCTTACTGGACTCAACGTCACCCCTACAAGGCCACATAAGTAGTACTGCATCAGCATCGTTCTCAATGTCACCTGAATCCTTGAGGTCATACAAACTTAGGCCACCTTCACGCTTCGCTCCTTCACGATTGACCTGAGCCAATAGGATGACGGATACGTTGAGTTCAATAGCCATCTGCTTGATCTTGTGAGAGATGTCAGCGATACCCTCGGCCTTACTCATCTTGCTTGAGAATGGAATCAACTGCAAGTAATCAATGACTACTAGCTTGACTCCTTTCTTGCGTACAAAGTACCTGCATTGACTGCATAGATCCTCTGCACTCTTTACGTTGTGGGATGTAGAGAGTGGGAAGTTCTTGACCGTGGCTGAGGCATCCTCGAATGACTTCGTGTTAGCATCAGTAGCTGTACCTTCTTGAATGTTGCGAATGTTGACACCTGATACGGACTGTATCATACGCTTCATTAGTTGCTTACGTGGCATCTCGAAGGAGAAGTAAGCGGTAGGTGTCTCGTCGATAGTCATTGACTTAGCTACGATGTACAGGGCTAGTGCTGATTTACCGCAGGACGTAGGTGCTGCCAGTGTAAGTACTTCACCCGCAGCAATCCCTCCGCTACCGAGGTATCCATCGAGTCTATTCGTATGCGTCTTGACTACATCGGGGTTGAATTCACCTGCCTTCATCTTCTCAATGTCGCTAAGGATCTCATCAACTGCTGAACCGATGTCCTCCTGTACTTCTACAGTAGTATCAATATCCAGTATCTTGCTTTCGAGATCAGCCCGAATATCAGAGAACTCGTGTGACTCACCCTCTGCCCGCTCGACAGCGATACGGCATTCACGAATCAGTCTCCGAAGGTTGGACTTCTCTGAGATCAGCTTTGCGTACTGGACGGCCTGAGACTCCGTTGTAGCGGAGTTCATCAGTTCCATGATACCCGCTATGCCCCCGACCTCATCTAGCGTATTTGATGCCTTCAGGGACTCGCAAAGGTGTATCTCGTCCAGAGGCTTGTTGAGGCTTGCAAGATTGTGCATTGCCTCGAAAACAAAACGATTCCTAGCGGAGTAAAAGTCATCCGCTGTAATGATCGTTGAGACTGTATCAAAGATGGAGGAGTTCTGAGCGTCTAAGCAGGAAGCGATGACTCCATCCTCTGCTTCTAAATTGTGTGGTATATTATCTGGGCTATTGTGTGGTGGTATTCTGGGGTTTATCATCATCAAGTATATTTATCAGTGAACGAAGGCATTGTCCCAATGCTTCTAGTTTTATTCTTGTATCCGCTGGTAACTTGTAGGAGTCAATCTGTTTATGAAGGCTAATAGATACGGAGGCGGCTTCTTTTATGGTCTGGTTCATTGTGTTGTTCATAGATAAAAATACTTGACCCCCCACCGAATTGCAGGGAGCCAAGCATTTTATCATTGTTGATTCTATCTACCTCTGTCTTTCCAGCATCCCTATGGCTATCAAGGAGTAACCAACGAGATCCCGAAAAATGTCTTTGGCTTTATCCCCGTCAGAGTTAACGGAGAGTTTGCCATCTGAACAGAAAGCCTTAGCTCTCTGGAATTTGTCCTGCATTCTGATGCAGACACCGACGAGTGGATCGACACCGAACTCAGTGCTGGCATCGAAGTTAGCGAATGGATTTTCGCAGGTCTCACCACCAGTGTAGTCAGAGTTCTTCTGGCCAGTAAGCAAGAGGATGCCATCAATCTCTTGACGACGGAACTCTTCCCACCAGTTCTTGTCGAAGTTACTCATCTTTAGAAGGGTTCGTTGTCAATGGTAGGCGACGTTGGTTGCTTAGGGGCAGCTCCTTCCTTGTCCACGGGGTCAATGGCCACGGACAGGAAGTTAGCTCCACTCTTAGCCGTCTTCTTCCAGCCCTTGAGGTAGAACTCCTTACCCTCTACATTGAGCTTGCCAGTGTAGTCAGGGTGCGTTTCCTTCTGCTTGCGGTCATTCACAAAGAATACACCGCTGTTTGTGTTATCGTATTCAGGCATAAGTATACTTGGTTAGTTATTATTGGTTTTGGTTGTAGTGACAACGTATGTACGCTGGTCACCTTTGTATTCAATGTTTGCACCTAAGTGCTGGCAAAGAATATCAAGCTTCTCTTGAATCTCGTTGATGTCAACCGTGTTATCCTCGACGGCATCTTGCAGTTCTTCAACTGTGTCAACCATGTGATTGTTAGCTGACCTTGCTTTTTCTTCAAGGTTATCAACGGAGTCCTGTAGTGCTAGTATATCTTTGTTTTTAGCGAACATAATTAGAATCCTGATGTAGCGGGTGCGGATGACTTTTTCCCGTGGTCGTTTGTAGCATCTGGATCTTTCGTATCGTCGATAGCGAAGAGACCATTGAGTGCGTACTTGCGAGCATAGGAACTAGCGGAGCCAGTGATCTGTGCATCGTCCATACCTTTTTTAATGTCAGCCTCACGAGCGAAGCCACAAGCAGAGTGAACCTCGGCACTATCGTTGTCCATCAAGATGGCTGCTGCCTTCACGTATATCTTGCTACCCATCTCGACTATATCGTCGGAGATAACTAGACAGCAACCCCACTCAGCGAGCAGAGGTTTTAGTGCAGTAAGGATGTCCTCACAGGAGCGGTACTTGTACCCTCCGAACTTATTAGTCTGCCCCTTCGGAGCTTTG